TGAAATGCTTGATTACTGCATTCAGGACACTGAGGTCACCCTCAAACTATGGCAACTTATGCAACGGAGAATTAAAGACTATGCCTGATAAAAATGCACCATTGACTTCAGAAGAAATTACTGAAGCTGCTGATACTTTTTTCCCACTTTTCAACATCATTGATGAGCGTATGCCTGAGTGGGCAACCACTGAAGATACATTGAAAGTTATGGAAAATGTAGCCAAGTTAGCTCAAAGTGAACGAACTAAAAAAAGAGAAGAAACAACAAAGCTGAAGTTTGGCTTTAACCGTAAACCCAATTCTGAGGAGGATACTGATGAAAGTGATTGATTGCGTTGCACTTGAAATGCGCATGGCATCCATTATGGCTCAGCAAGAAGCAAGTGGTTTCCGCTTTGATCTTCAAGCTGCTGAACGAGTGCGTGCTGAGTTTGAACAGGAGATGAAAGAACTACAGGATAAGATCGCTAAACGCTTCATTTATGTTCCTGGAAAGGTGTATACACCTAAGCGTCCAAATAAAACTAAAGGTTATAGCGCTGGTGCGCCTATGACAAAACTGCTTGATTTTAATCCAACGAGTCGTCAGCATATTGCGTGGGCTTTGCAGAACTTCAGTAGTGCTCGCTTTACCAAAGTCACTGACACAGGCAAACCAAAGGTCGATGAAGCTGCACTATCTGAGCTACGTGACAGAGCACTCCAACAAGGCAATACCAAGTTGCATGAAGAGTGTGAGATGTTTATCCGTCTTCTAAGTCTTCAAAAGTGGATGGGTCAGCTGTCTGAAGGCTCAAACTCCTGGTTCAATACAATCGCTACTGACGGATGTATTCATCACAGCTGTTCTCTTGCCACAATCAGTGGTCGAAATAGTCACCGATCTCCAAATTTGGGCCAAGTTGTATCTGCACCTTGGGCACGACAGTTATTTATTCCTCACCCTGGAATGGTGATGGTTGGGGCTGACTTGGAAGGTCTCGAACTCAGAGCGCTTGGGCATTACCTTGCAGCCTTTGATGAAGGGGCTTTTGCTGATGTTGTAGTCAACGGTGACATTCATACACAAAATGCAGAGCGCGTTGGTTGCACAAGATCTGAGGTCAAGTCGCTGGTCTATGGGTTCATTTATGGAGCTGGCGATGTTAAGTTAGGCCACATTTTGCACCCTGAATTGAGCGATGCTCAGAAGAAATCTCTTGGAACTGAGCTGCGTCGTAAGTTCCTCGATGCTATTCCTGGCCTAGAGCCTCTGGTTAACGCTGTCAAAGCCAAGGTACGCAGCGCTGGACAACTGAAAGCACTAGACGGTAGACCTATCTTCTGTCGTGCAGAACACAGTTCGCTCAACTTCCTGCTGCAGTCATGTGGTGCGATTCTGAGCAAGAGGTGGTGTGTCATCGGACAAGATCTATTAGATGATGCAGGTCTTGCCTATGACCATGACTACACTCGCTGTGCATACGTACACGATGAAGTTCAGCTATCTGTAATACCTGCAGAGGTGGACAGAGTCAAAGCGTTGCTTGTGCAAGCTGCTCCTATGGCAGGCAAATATTACAACTTCCGTGTGCCTATCACTGCAGCTGCAGACAACGGCGATAACTGGGCAGCTACTCATTAATTAGTGATTGATACAATCACAGTATGGAAGAACTTCATATCGTTTGTGAGTTTGATGAGCGTGCAGTACGTGCGCTCCATTCTGCTGTCGCTCTGACACTAGAGAAATGGACGGGACAAGGTAAAGTAGATCAAGAAGAGCTGTTTAAATTAAAACCGTTTCTACAAGGAGCAATATTCGAGTTTGAATTAAATCGATCGTTAAATTAGAAGCCTATCGGCTTCTTTCTATAATTGCGACTATTTATTTATTCAATGAAAAATTCTCTCTTGACACTTGCATTTGTTTATGGAGTTGGCATGGCTATTTATGGATCAGTTTGGTATGTTAAAGACATCAGACAACTTGAAATAGCTGTTTATACGGGTAATAGCAAAGTTGAATTACGTCATCGCATCAATACATGGGGAAACGTTGGAACAATTCTGTTTGCTAATTTAATTTCAACAGTCGCTATAGCTGGAATCAATTCCAAAAAGCATAATTAGATATAATTAAAGTTAGCAGAAATTAATTGTAGTACTCACATGAATCCTTTTTCTACCATTAAGCGTTTTGCTACTGATAAAATAAATCAAATAAATAATGAAGGTTTAATACCTGTTCCTTCATTAAATAACACTGGATATTCTGCTTTAGGTTATGTAAAATCATTGGCAGGAGAATTAGGCAAACCGTTTGCCATTCAATCCAACCCTGAAACTGATAAGTTCTTGCAGAACACAATTAATGCTGCCACTAAGTCAGACGGCAAAGTAACCTTTAATCAAAATATTCAAGATAAGAATGCGTATAATACTCTCGGTTCAAATATAGCTAACAAGGCGTTTGGCAGGTATCAAGGTAAAGTAAATAAAGCTGGCGATGTAATAGTTAAAGATGATTATGATACTAATAGATCTGTCGACTGGCACAAAAGTAGAGCTTTATCAGGAAAAGATAAAGAAGGTAATAACCTAGGCTTGTCCGACAGAGGCATTTCAGCTATTAGTGCTATCCATAAATTTATGGACAATCGTGGCCTTACAAATGCTAGACCTTATGGAACTGAAGTAAATATTGGCAATGTTAATCCAAAATCAACAGTACCTTTGTCAGCACCTAGTCCTGTAATTAATCAACCTCAATATACAGTAAAATCTGGTGATACACTTACGGAAATTGCAAATAATATGGGAGTAAGCGTAGGTGAGCTTGCTAAAAGAAACAATATTGCTAATGCTAATTTAATTAATGTTGGTCAAACTATTGTTTAGTTTTAATTAATCTACTCGTTAAAATGAATATATTATAGTTTTTAATAATAGTGGATATAACTAAAGGCTTAGTTGATGGCTTGACAGGTGCTAGTGGTGCTGGTGCTCTTGGCATTGCTGCTAACGGAAACAATGCTCAAGAGTTTCTTGATAAACGTGTGAATGCAATAAAGAATTTGTTTACTAAAGGAGATGGCCTCGAAGATCTTGCTATTGCAAAAGCTCATCCTATACTGGGAGTTGTTAATTATGGAAGCAAAGCTTTAGGAGGACCTTCATTAAAAGAGGGTTTTCATGATGGTGTTGCATCACTTGATCCCACTAGATCAAAAGGGTATGCAATTAACTTGCCTCCCATGCCATTCTAATTAATAGTTAGAATATGAATACGTTCATCTGCTGACATTTAGCAGACGCAAGTACCTCAAGAATGGAGGGAAGGAACGGGAAACTTACCACCTCACTATGGAGTTTCCAATGACCCAAATACAAGCTCGTGCTGTCGAAAATGCACGTAAAGAATACCGTCGCGCACAGAATGAACTCCGTGTTCATCGTCTGTCTGAGACACGTTACCGTGGCATTCCCACAATCAAATCAGCTCAAGTAAAAGAACAACACGGTTGTTTTACATATCGTGGTGTTAGTTACTGTCACTAATACACACAATTATATTTCTGTCCCTCGCTTAACAGCGGGGGTCTTTTTTTGTTTATACCCCACATATAATAATTGAAGCGATAAGTATAAATCGCTATTCATACTAGTTACTATTATCATGAAATCTATTTTAACTGCAGGTGCTTTGCTTGCTTTATCTGCACCCGCATTTGCCGGACCTTATGCCAACATTGAAAACAATACTCAATGGACTGGTATTGCTGAATTCGAAGTAGGAATTACAGAAGTTCATGCAGGCTACGAACTACAACCTGGTGAAGATGTTGCCATTTATATCCAAGCAGGACCTGCTTTTATTCATGTAGAAGATGTAGACACTGAGACTGAAGTATCAGGTAAAATTGGTATTGTTGCAGACATATCTACTAATGTTGAACTCTACGGAGAAGTTGCCTTCATCACCGAAGATCAAGAGTTTGAGCTGGATACCCTCGCATTGGGTACCAAGGTTGGTGGTACCTTCCGATTCTAAAAAGTAAATCATATGGCCTCCTAGCGGAGGTCTTTTTTTTGTTTTCTTATATACCCATGAATGATCCTGTATGGAGTGTTAATGCATTAATTGCTATTGATTTAATAGGAACTGGTGCATTGATTTGGTGGATACTTAATTACGATAACTTCTACAATAGTTAAAGACTATGTAATAGATAGATGCGTAAAGCTGGTGAATTAATTAATGATTACTTACGTGAAAGTCAGCTTGCTAATAACAGAAGCTATCCAATTGGTACAGGTGCAAATGGTGTAGTTTTTGAATCTGATATCCCTGGCAACGTTATTAAACAGAGAATAGGGGAGGATGAATATGATTACAACACTAATACGCAAGAAGCAGATCTTCAGGCAATTGCAGCTGATCTAGGCATGGCACCGCGTATTACTGCTGTTGAGAACTTCCAGGGTGGCATTGGTAATCGTATAGAAATGTCTGATGTACGCCCCAACTTTGAAACGCACGGTGAAAGTTATCGTGGTTTTCCTCAGGGGCTCGACGCTGTACGAGTCAACCAGCAACTCGGGCAACTAGCGTTAAAAGGGGTGGACCTAGGAGATAGACATAACGGTAATGTTTTATATAACAAAATGACTGGCCGCCCACATCATATTGACTTTGGCATTGCTGATCGTGTCACTGGATCTGATCAAGTACAGGCATTAGCCGAAGCCACTGCAAACGGGTTTGCAGCTGCGGGAATAAAAGATGTTGCAGATATCTACCGTGCCACTGTCTATGACCTGTTAGCAGGAGGTGATGTAAGCGATGCTATGGATCTAGCCAAGCAAGGATTCAGCCGCTTACAGAAGATCAAGCAGGTGGCTTAAGACGTTTGTTCCGTATAAAACTTCTGATTAATTTTAGTCTCAGGTCGAAAAGACTCTGATCTTGATTTGTCATATGACGCCATTCGATTACGCATTTGCTGAGTGAACAAGCCACCCTTAAATCCTCCAAACCCACCTCCAGCTGATCCTCCATATGGCACTCCCTCTGTTCCTGGGCTTTGCTCTGTTCTAGAAGGCTGACGCTGTGCATTAAATTTATATTGAGCAGCACGTTGCTTTGCTATTGCAGGTCCTCGTTGACTTGGAGTATAGGAATCACCCTGTCGTAAGCGCCTTCTATCAACCACTATAGATTCCTACTAATACTTATCTATTATACTTTGGAAACCCTTGTTTACATTCTTCTTCAGCTTCAAAGCAAACTATCCAGTCTGCTTCCCTACTCAATAGATGATCTGGCATCTCTGCCTGAAGCATTGAGATTGCAGCTAAGTGGTGAGGATTTTCAGTGAATCTTTTAAAGTAATTAAGGAGCTTTACGTTATTCACTGAATGCCTACCTCTTGCTTCAGTTTTTTCACTTCTTTCGCCAACGGAACCATTGTTGCGACAAGCTTCCTAGGTAGCTCTGTTTCTCGTTGCTCTAGAAGTTTTTCTATAAGCTCAATTTTTTCTTGTGTAGCGTTTACTTTGCTTTGAATTGCTTTTTGTTTAAGGTCAGTAAATTTAAGTGCTACAAGTAACGTAATTACTGGACCAATAATATATTCCATTGATATCAATTAACTTCGTAAAGTCTAGCTCAATTAAACAAATTGTAGGCCATCATCTTCTAGATCATCATCTTCCCAGCCTTCATCCATAATGTCGGTCGACATTTCTTCTACCGCATCACCTGATAGCTCTAGTAGCTCACAGAAAGTTTCTTCAGAAATAATCTCTGGCAATCCTGATTGTTGTTCATCGATTTTGAAAACAATTCCACTTGCCATCAGGGTTTCCTGAACCCCATTCTTCTGTTCCATTCGTGACTTAAGCAGGCGCAAGGCCGTTTTTTCCAGAGCAGGTCTGCTCATTCGAGTTACCTCGTATCTTGCTCTTGTGAGAGCAAACCGTTGTTCGATGGTAAGTTGGTTGGTCATCTAGTTCTTCCTCAATAAATCTCTTGTTTGTAATCCACTCTTCAATTAATTCTTGGGCTACTTCGTTATAGAAAGGTTGGCGTTTAAACCATACTAACCAAGGCTCAGTACCTTTTGAGTGATTACATTTTAGGCAACATGGCAATAGATTGCTTCGTAAACTATCACCACCTTTGGACTTTGGTTTTATATGATCCAGTGTGGTTGCTCGGTTGCATCTGCAGTATCCACAGAGACCACCCCAACCATATTTAATAGACTTTTTAAATCTGCGCTTGGCACTTTGCTTTGATAAGCAAGTGAGGTCAAACAGGAGGTCCGACCAGTCTTCAGCAATACCCATTCGTTCTTATTTAAGGAACTTACTACGAATGTAACGGAATTGCGTTCTTTATGTGTATTTAAGTATCACCTACGGTTGGTTTGAGTTAACACAAGTTCATCTAACTTATCTTCTATGCGGATCATGTGTGCTTCAACCCTCTCTAAGGTTGTTGCAAAATCTGTTTTAGAAATATATGATCTTGCCATGCAAAGTTCTACTTGATCTACTCGTCTATCTACGTTGTCAATTTTCTTGTTAATACGAGATGTCAATATAAAACCACCAGTTAAGGAGGCCAGGCTCACACTCACAATCGCTTCAACCATGGCCTTTAGATGTAGCAGTCTTTTTACCTATTCTATCTCACATTTCTTTTTGAAAGTTTTTAGACTAAAGCTAGATTTACGATAACTATGAATTTAGAACGCGACGAACTATACCTTAATCCCAGCATCTCCATATCTAAATCAACGATCCATCGTTGGGGTGTATTTGCCACAGATGATATTGCGCAGTACGATGTTCTCCAGGAATCTCCTTACTGCACGTTTACGTACAAAGAACTAAAAAAGAAATCTGATATTGTCACTCGTTACACCTACGACGCATTTGATAATCCAGGCACTAGTGATTTAGTTTTAGGTTTTGGATTTGCTGCGTTATATAATCACTCGACTGACAATAATGCTGCCTATGAACTCGATACTGTTAATGAGGTCATGCGTCACTACGCTTTAACCGATATTGCGGCAGGAGAAGAGATTTGTATCGACTATGGATATGACGATGACGAATCTGATTTCGGAGATTACTAATCCCGTTTCATTGCTTTATGGCTATATGAAATAGTCCAGCCATCTTGACCGAACTCACCAACCTCTTCAAACTCCCAATCAAGTTCCGGGTCTTCGTCTGGGACTTCTTTTTTATATTCTTCTACTGCTGTGTCTATTTTACTTGGCAGAGTTGCATAAAATTTCTTAGCCCGAATTGCTCGTTGGAGAGTTTCCATCGGACTACGAGAGTTAAATTGATATAACCATTTCCCATCTGCGGGGATGTTACTCAGCCCTTTTTTGCTGGCTTCAGCGAATTAAGAGCGTTAATTACTAACTGAACCATGGAGTTACTCTTCAGTGGAGTTAACGCAATGATTTCACTAGCAGCTGCAAGAATGATCCAAAAGATTGCAGATTCTAAGATTCCCATTGTTATATAGTTAAAGGCTTGACAATATTCTAACTACTTTGCTACGCAAACTACGTGGTTTTCTATATACCTATTGCGTTAATCCTGGATACGTAGTACCTATAATCTATTTAAAAAAACAGTATATAAGCAGTAGCGTAGCCAGCGTGGTTTTTGCAGCTTTTCTCGATTAGCTCTATGCTGATTGAGCGTAGATGCATATATAGATCATGGAATTCTCAACAGAGCAGCAATTGTTTCTGGCGATTCGCAGTCTCGATACCAAGCTCGACAGCGTGCTTCGTCGTCTCAACTCAGAGGAACAAGCGGAGTGGCTGGACACTAAAGACACTTGTTCGATGCTTGGCTGTACTGATCGTCACCTTCGCAACTTGATGGCAGAGGGCACTATTGCTGGTGATTGCATCCGTAATGTCGGCACCATCAAACGTGCTCGTTACAAGTTTCACCGCAGCAAGGTTATGAGTCAGTACCTGAAGCGCGTTTGAATTTGTCGCGCTGCTTGTCTCTCAGTGCACGCATGTTTTTCTTGTTGATCCACAGGTGGTAGTGCTTTCTATGTGTCGTTTCTGAGTGACCCATCAGCCTTGCAGCAGTGCTGATCTCTATCCCCTGCACTAGCGATCGAATCGCATAGGCGTGACGCAGGTTATACAGAGACCGGTGCTTGAGATTGTTACGTTCCATGTAATCGGAGTACTGCCTGGAGACGTTCAAGCGGTGACAGGTGGGCTTGTGTATCTCACACAGATTCAGCTCCTTGATCCATTCTTCTGGCAACGCCCAAGCTTCACGCAAGTAAGGCTTGCCCTTGGTTTTGTAAGTCATCAGATTGATTACGTCATCCTCGAACTCGACGCTCAGTAATTCGCTGGGCCTGGTGCCAAAGGCCATGCTCATGCCATGCACCCATTTCCAGCGTGGATCTTCGATGCTGCTCCAGATCGACAGAAGTTCCTCATCACTAGGAATGTCCCGCTCAGTTAGCTGAGAAATTGTGTAGCCCTTCTTCGCGTCGAACAGTGGCTGCTTATCCCACTTCAGTCCCATGTGATCAAGGGTGACTGAGACGATCGAACCGAAGTTATCCCGACTGCTCGGTGACTCGATGTCCTTAATCACCTTGCAGATCGTCTCTAGATCAGCAGAGCCATAGAACTTTTTGAACAGGCTGATCGTCGGTTTGTACTTAGCGGTGTAGATGCCCGCGCCCGTCTTGGGCTTGTCTGGGTAATGGGCATCGAAGCGTGCCTCGATCGCCTGGCAGAGCTCTGTGAACTGGATCGAATCACGTCCAGCACTGCTTCTCTGGCTGGTGAGTTTGTCTTTGCTCCAGTCGCTCCAGGAAAACGTACTTAATTCGAGCTGCTCATCCAGGCGAAAGGCAAGCACCCGCAGGGTTTCCCGTGTACTTGGATTGCTGATCTTCAAGCCTGTCGGGATTTGCTGCTGCTTGTGTTTGCTTGGCTCGGTTTTGCAAGGCAGGGTGGCCTGTAAGTACACGGCTTCACGACCTGGCACCGTTTTGACATTGCAGTGACTCAGCTTGCGATTAAGGGATTCGACCCATTTCATTGCCATCACTGACATCTCAGCTCCCCCGAGTATGCCCCGTTTGCCCCGGCTGCGTGTACTTACTTTTGTACTTAAATCCCTGTTTTTGGTACCGGAATGGACCGGAACACAGGTGAACCAATAAAAAAGGGACCCTTGCGGATCCCCTGGTATGACTGGTGTTTAAGCCGGTGACTCAATCGGAGCGGCGGGATTTGAACCCACGACCCCTACTACCCCAAGGTAGTGACAATTCTTTATAAACCTGCTGTATGACTGGCTATTAAGTCGTCAAAATTTTTAAATGTACTTTATTTTGTACTTAATCACTGAAGTGGTTTGCCACTCAGCAGTCCTCTAGAAGCCCCTTCATCAGGAAAATCTCTTGGCCGAGATTCGATGCTGCTCTTTCCACCAGAAACCCTTTCGTGTGCTTGAAAACTTGCACGTCTGTAGCGGTTCTGGAAAATGTCCGGGATCCAATGGGTCTCAACCCAATTGATCGTTGGATTCAATTCGATATGCCGCTCTACCGAATGGCACATGGCTCCCATTTGTATATAACCATCATGAGAGACGCAGGTGTTGTCTCCTGTTCTATGCAGATAAAGAATTTTGCTCACTAGCTAACCGCTGTAATTGCTGCACCACGTAGAGGTACTCGATAATCCGTACCTGTTTTTAATGCAGCATCTGAGGTCACAAAGATTCGATTGACATATTTTCGTTTGTCATCACTGTCAAACGTGTAGTTCGTTCCATCCCACTCCACTTTTAAATGAGGACTGCAATCTGAAACAGAGATGTAAATCGACTGACTATTGTCGCTGTTGTCAACACGCACACAGCTTTCATAGATCGTGTTATCTCCGTTCCACCACCATCTAGGAACATTGAAATAATTAACGGGACGATCAGTTGTTCTTGGGCTTACGAAAGATAAGTCCCCTGATTGATCTTCAAAGGAATGCAGTCCTGTAATTGTAATTGCGCCAGCCATCAACCTTTGCCTCGCTGCATTACTTTACGCATTTTTTCATCCTTGAAATCTTGAGCATCAGGTTCCTGGGATGCCTCTTTCATGGATTCTTGTTTGTCCCCATCTCCATCAATATCGAGGAAATCAGGTTTCATTGGTCCTGGCATTAGTCTTTACTGATAATGTTTTTATAGAAGTTAGCCTTCTTCTTCATTTTAGGTGATGCATCAGGATCATTTAAAACTTTATTAGCAAATTTCTTACGTCCTTCTGGTGTATCCGGCTGCCCGTCTTTAGTAGCAGCGGCGGTAAAGGTTCCTTTGGTATTATTTTCTGACATTTTTTTAAATGCCTTAGCTATTCCTTTTGCTTTTTTCTGCGTTTCTTTTGACATTATGACCTGTGATTTGCAGTTTTTTCTGCAACATCATCTGGCTGTTCACTGTGTTGCTTGCCTTTGTAAGTATCAGCACGTTTTTTTGCTGTGCTTCTGTTGTATTCCGCGTCGGTTAAATCATCACGTGCTTCTTTAGGCAGGTAACGTTCGCCTGTAGCGTCTTTACCTTGAGTACTATTTTCGCCTGACTTAGTCCCCCAATCTTCTTTAGTCCAACTATCTAAGTCTTTTTGTGATTCTGCTTTAGCCATTGTTACCTCCTTGGATCATATCCACCATATTTTGCTTCTTGCTCACGTAAATTATTTACAAGACCACCTTCATTTTCTTGTATAACTGCCGCTAAGTCTGCCAAATCCCCTTTGTCAGGAAGAGTACCTTCTACATCACTTAAATAGTAGTTACCTTTTCCATCATCAAAAAATGGACCTTCCCTTATTTCTGATGTATAAGGGTCTCTTACTGCATACTTATAACGTCTATATTCGTCTGTTTCAGGATGGTTGTAAATAGCATGAGTCATATCTTCAACATAACTGTGATCGTATCCTGGATCTTTTGCGTCAAAATCTTTCTTTAACAACTCCAGTAGCTCAGCATCAGAAATAGACATGCCAATCGCTTGCTTTAGTTTTTGCATTGCCATTCTTGGATTAATCACGATTTATACCCACCACCGTTGGCTTTATATTCCTTGGCCAACATTTGTGCTTTACGGGCAGACCACTGACCAGGTTTTCCACCTTTACTTCCTGCCTTAATTTTATTAAAAAGCCTTTTCCGCATCTCAGGCTTGGTGTAATTACCAGCCTCATTAACACGTGACTTTGCTTTAGATTTAGCTTTCGATCGAGTTGATTGAGACATTACATATTCTCCTTCAATGAGGCAAGGCGCACTGCTTGGTTTTTATGTTTATTTGATGCATCGTGCAGCTGTTCAATTATTTCTCCCATCTCACTATTTACATCTGTTTCCTCTTGATTATATTCTTTTTTAGGTAAGCACTCATCAGTGATTGGGCCTCCGTGCACCCAAGCATCACAGGTACGCTCACCGGAACATTTGAATTTAAACAGCTGACAATAACCAATGTTGGCTTTCATGATCACTTTACGTGGATCAACGTAAGGCTCTTCATCTGTGCCGATGCCTTTGCCAATGCAGCACATTACTTTCCATGTCTGATCAAATGCGGCGCAGTTACCGCAGCGTGCAGATTTTGCCTCTTCTATAGATGTATGAAATGTGTCTGCCTTTTTCTCCCAAAACTCATCGTTAGGGAAGTCAGGATTCATGGGACCATAACCAAAGTTATCGCATGTCCAATCTCGATTCTTAGTGTTTTCGTGCACATCTTGAGTTGCCTTCGGGCAGCACTCTTGATGGTAGGTAACGTGTTTGCCTAGGTTGGCTTGTGCTTTGCGTCCTTGATAATCCATCACCACTTGACCTTATGTGACCAATAACGTGCACTGAAAATATCTGGCTTACTGTCTTGTGCGTTATGCCTAGCGTAGTAACTTTTCTTACGTGCTTTGTCTTTTGCAGATTTAGGGTTCGCTCCTGCACCCTTTACACCTTGCTGCCCAAATCGAATGATCTTCTCCTTACCGTTCTTGCAAGCTTTTACAACATGTGATTTAGTTGCATGACCTTTTGTACGCTTTGGTTTATTGCACTTAAGTTTATCTTTATCTAAGTGCGACTTAGCTTTTGATTTAGCTTTCGCTCTATCAGCCATGAAAATATCTATTCACTTCACTTATTTTAACTAAAAATCATCCTTCTTTTTATCGTCCTTTTCTTCTGACTTTTGCACTTTAGTTATTCCATAGCTAGCCAGTACTGTGGTGACTAATGAACTTATAAATGCAGAGTCTACACTTTTTGCCATTCCAAAGTAACTAGCAGTGAGTACTGCTAATGACCATGTTAAAACTGCAGCAGGGATTAAATTAACAAGCAATATATGAAGTGGATTCTTGTTTGACTTGTTGTCCATTAGAATCTACTCCAAAATTAGGAATACCGAGAGTATTACTTCCACTCTTTATCAAGTGGATCATCCTTGCCCTTGCAGATAGCAGCCGCTCGTTTGTAGTAGAAGCTGTCGGTTTTACCAGCTTCTTCTAAGGCAACTTTGACCTTCTCCCAATTCTCACGTTCATCTTTATTCATTTGTTAGTTGCAATGTGATTCATTTCTGCATGCATTAAATCACTGAGGTTAGCCACTTGAGCACAGCAGCTCATAATTAATCCACGTTGATTAGGAGTTATGTTGTCTGCATCAATAGCATCCTCTGAAAGAACAACGGCAACATCACCTAATGCCATAACAATGGCAGGCATGCCCCATTTTTCTACCAGTCCAGAGATAACTGAGAGCAGAGGATTACTCCCACTTTCAATTGAGTTCCAAAACTGTTTGCGTTCTTCTGATGTCATAACTAATTCTCTCGATATATCTATTGTAGATAGAATACCAATAGCAATTTAATACCTAATGGCACAGATTACCGAAGAAGAGTTTGTAAATTTCTTTAAGTACTTTGACAACCAACCTCATCAGGTGTCAGCAGTAAAAGAGCTATATCGTTATCTAGATTTAATTAGCAAAGATACTGAGTCTTCATGGATCAAGTTGTATCGTGATGGTCCGGTTAATGAAACTCCGAAAACGGTATCTTCTATTAGTTGCCAAGTACATATTACTAAGCAGCAGCTAGCGGCTGTTTGGCAGTGTAATGAAAGCTTGATTGCAGATCCAGAAATTGATGAGATGAATAAATGCCTTGATATGTATGAGATTACGACTGCCCCTCGTATTAGGCATTTCCTAAGCCAGACAGCACATGAGAGTGGTGGTGGACGCTACAAAAAAGAGCTAGCAAGCGGAGAAGCTTACAACAATCGCGCTGACTTACAGAATGGACCAACTGATGGTCCTAAGTATAAAGGTGCAGGCTACATTCAACTGACTGGTAAATATAACTATTCTCGCCTAGCTGAGTATCTGAATGACCCACGTGTAATGGAAGGTGTTGATTATGTAGCAGAGAATCTACCGTTCACATCAGCAGGTTACTGGTGGATGGATAACAAAATGAATGAGCTTATCGATAGTGGAGCAGATGTATTAGCAGTTACACAACGAGTCAATGGAGGCACTAACGGCTTAGCTGATAGACAGCATTACTATGAAATTTGTTTGAAAGAGATTAACTAATTACTATTAACCTTTACCTGCTGCAATTGCAGCATTCAATGGTGCAAGATCTTCAGTAGTCCAGTAGTCCTTCGAAGTCATGATCTCAAGGTGCTCGACGTTGCGGGCAATTTTGTCTGTTTGTTCGTCATCACGTGAAGAAAGCGCCAGCAGCTCAGTAATTACTGTGACGCTATCAAGAGCAGCGGAGTAGTTGTCTGCAATTTCTTCAGTAGTAAGAGTTACCATAATTAACCTTTAAGTGTTTTGATTTCAGCTTGTAATTCTTTAACCATTGTAGTCAGTTCTTGCACCGCATTGACAAGTACAGGAACCAGATGTTCACCTTTGTACTTGAGTTGATTTTTATCTTCGGCGTCAATAATGACGGGGTTGTCACCTTCTAAAGCAAGAATGTCTTGTGCTTTAAAACCATAATGGACATGACCATCTGATGTTTCAGTGTCACGATCTACCTTGAACTGAAAAGAAGTAGGCTTGAGCTGATTTACAAAGTCCAGACCATGAGGCACTGGAGCAAAGTTCATCTTATCACGCTCGTCTGATACAACAGTCCAAGCAACTTTGACGTAGGCATTAGTAATACCTGTGTGCCCCATCAGTAGGCGATTGTTTTTATTGACTAAACCACTAAAGGACAATACTGGTGCATGAGAACCGGAACTATTGTACGAGCCTATTGAAATATTCCCGCTACCACTTTGGTTATAGCCCATGTCGTATAGTTCTTTGTAACCAACGGTCACATTGTACTGCCCAGTTTTGTTGTAAAAACAAGATCGCCATCCGATGTTTGTGTTGCCAGAAGAAGTAGTTATTCGATTGCCTGCTCCCCCTCCAATGCAAGTGTTGTAAGAGCCAGTAGTAATATATTCTGCGGCGTCATCACCAATACCAGTATTGTCATAACCAGTGGTACATCTATACAGGGCCTCAAATCCCATGGCAGTGTTGCTATTGCCAGTGGTGCAGTTATACAACACCTTATGTCCGAAGGCAGCATTCGATTGCGCCGTCGAGAGATTATATAGACTCTGCATTCCGAAGGCTTGGTTTCTAATCCCAGTCGTGCAGCTATACAGGGCTTCATGTCCCACGGCTACGTTCCAATCACCATCGGTGTTGGTAACAAGAGCTTTATTTCCAACAGCCACGTTTTTAGAACCACTGCTTTCAGCAAGCGCTCTATGTCCGACGGCTACGTTATATAGGCCTTTTGCTTCGCCGGTATATGAGTTGCTGCCGCTAGTCGTATTATCTTGAAGGGCATCATGTCCGACTGCCACATTTGTTTCGTCGTTACCCCCACCACGGCCAACTGTTAAAGTGTTGACTATTATGTCCGCCGCAAATGGTGAGCCACCAGCGGCTGGGAGATTAGTTAAACCAGATCCATCACCAACGAATGCTGTAGCAGTAGCTGTGCCAGTTACTGTGACGCCAGATGATGTGGTATTAAACTTTAAACTACCATAATGATAAAGGCGTAGTTGTCCATCACCTCCAGATGCGTGGAGGTAAGTTGCAGTTCCACCACTACCGTTGTCAGAACGAATGTAGATGTCAGCATCATCAAGTGTGTTATCAATGAATAAACTACCAGTTTGATTAACTATGAAACTGTTAGTATCATCATGATAAAGTCTTAGGTCATCGCCAGTGCCAAGCAAGATTTGATCGTTATCTTGCATGTCTAGAGACCCACCTAATTGTAGAGACCCACTAATATCACCATTACCGTCAACATCCAGACTGTCGCATTCCAGTTCTCCAATAATGTTTACACCGTCTGATTTGGTTGCTAATTTATGATTACCGTCGTAAAAAAGATCAACCGAAGCATTGCCGTAAACGTAGATGCCTGCTTCACCACTTTGCGGCTGGATGTAGATATCATCAGCGGATCGTAAATATAAATCATCACCAGAGCCTCGGATGTGTAAGTCACCAGTACTGTTTGTTATGTAAGAATTGCTGCCATCATGAGATAATTGTAAATCATCACCACTTCCAAGCATAAGTAGGTCGTTATCCTGCATATCCAGATTATTATGCAGGGTTAAGACACCAGTAATATCACCAGCACCATCAACATCCAAACTGTCGCATTGTAGTTCGCCAGTGATGTCTACACCGTCTGATTTGGTTGTAAGTTTTGAGGATGCACTGTACTGAAGGATTACAGCATTACCGTCAATGACTAGTTGTCCTACTCCATTGTCTTTAATGTAAGAGTTGCTTCCATCATGATAAATCTCTAAGTCATCACCAGTACCAAACAAGATCTTATCGTTATCTTGCAGGTCTAGGTTTGATTGCAGAGTTACGTTGCCAGTAAACGTGGCGCTTGTACCAGTAAGGGCACCAGTCAACGTACCACCAGCTAGCGGTAGTTTAGTACCAATACTATTAGCGGTTGTAGTAGCAAAGTTAGGATCATCACCTAACGCTGCTGCCAGTTCATTGAGTGTATCTAAGGTTGCTGGTGAAGAATCAACAATGTTTGCAACTGCTGTATCTGTATAACCTGTGTAATAAGCACCATGTTGACCATCAAGAGTATCTGCGTCAACATTTAGCGCGTCAATATCTGCTTTAGTTTGGTCTGCCGTAGCGCCCGCCTCAACGCCATCTAGCTTCGCGTGGTCCGCTGTAGTGAAGTTCTCGTCGGTAGCCACATAACTGGCATCGATCACGGTATTAGCGGCGTTGACCTGAGCGCCTGCTTCAATTCCAGTTAGTTTAGTCTTTTCTGCATCAGTAAATTCGTTTGTATTTGATTCACTTTCATATGCAGTCTTAATAGCTGCGCCTGTCACTTGACTTGCATTTGCTATTTCCACCCAACTTCCAGCATGTGCAAAATATCCTTTGCCTGTGGAATGCACATGAGCAAACATGCCATGGTAAGTAGAAGCTGATGGCAAATCACTTAGACCGGAATACACATTTGCAAACAGAACCTTATTGCCATTCATATCTAAGTCGGAGCCAGTGACCGCAGAAATAGCTGCCGCATTGTTATATGCAGTAGCACCTGCAGTGATCCCATCCAGCTTAGAACCATCAGCAGATAAATCCCTTCCATCAACTGTTTGTGACCCAGAGAACGTTATATTGCCAGTCATCTGACCGCCAGATTTTGACAACTTAGTGCCAATACTGTTGGCAGTTGTAGTGGCAAAGTTAGGGTCATCCCCTAAAGCTGCTGCTAATTCATTTAATGTATCTAAAGTGGCTGGTGAAGAATCTACGAGGCCCGCAACTGCCGTGTCTGCATAACCAGTGTAATAAGAGCCATGCTGTCCATCAAGAGTATCTGCGTCAACATTTAGTGCATCAATATCTGCTTTAGTTTGATCTGCTGTAGCTGCAGTCTCAATACCATCCAGCTTGCTGTGGTCTGCCGTTGTGAAGTTCTCGTCAGTTGTTGGGATTGTTGGCTTATTAGTTAAGTCTGCATAATTGCCAGAGAAGCCCTGAACTGTGACGGCACCTGTCGCACCATTAACGCTTGTGACTGCGTTGACCTCAGCACCAGTGGATATTCCATCAAGTTTGGTTTTATCTGTTCCCGTCATGAGTCCTGAATCACCACCAGCTGCTACCTCAGGTAATGCAGTACTAGTTCCTGTTGTAGATGTAATTGTTCTTGTGCCGGATACGTAACCTAAATCCGTGCCTCCTCCTCCAGATGTCAAGGTCTGGAACACACCATCTGCACGCAAGAACTTTGTTGTACCACCACCAGAAGCTGGAACTAGTCCAGCTGCAAATGAGTTGAACTCAGGCAGTGCAATATTCTGACCAGTGCTTGAATTAAGTGTCTTTGTAGAAGCAGTATATGAAAGATCGGTACCTCCAGTAGGTACGGCCCAACTGCCATCAGCTCTAAGGAAGTTAATTGTCCCTCCACCTGATGCACCTGTTAAGCCTGCAGTAGTGCTATTAAATAGAG